AGGAAGAAGTTCCGGTTGTATTCGGACTGGAGCCGGTTGGCCTCCAGCTTCAGGGACAGGGCCTGCATCGGACCCAGACCCCGGTAAATATCCAGAGGGTTGGGGTGTCGCCCCTGAATGACGATGTCCTTTTCGAGCGGGACTTCCTCACCGTCCGGGCCGACATAGATGTAGCCGACGAGAGCGTCGTACGGGTCGGTGACAATCCGCACCCGGTCGGGCCGCATCGGCCACAGCTCCAGCGGACCAGCCGCCCGGATCGAACCGAACGCCGCCACCAGCCAGAACTCGCCGCAGGTGTCGTAGTGCTGGATCAGCGTCTCCGACAGCTCCGCACCGTCCATCAGCGGGTTCGGGTTGGCCATGAGGTCGAGGAAGGCGTGCTTCGTCACCTCGATGCGGGTTTCGACCTCGCGGTACACCCGGCGGCCGTCGGTCTGCTTGCGGTACAAGTGCCACTCAACCTGGGCGGTCGACTCGGCCAGCCGAGAGATGATCCCGTAGGCCGTCGACACCTGCCCATACTGCTCCATCCCGCGCTTCATGAGCTCGGGCGTGGTCTGGCGGCCACCGCTAAAGACATTGAAGACGTCGCGCTCGGCCTTCGGGGCCTGGGGAACAGGGGAGCGGTTCAGGAATGTCGCGAGGTTGCGAACCAGGCTCACCGGCTACCTCCCCTGTCCTTCTCGTGGCTCCACAGGAGCAGCCAGCACATCAGTCCGCCGACGACGAATCCGGCCGGAGCGTACACCTGGTACACCCCATACGAGATCAGCATAGCCCCAGCAGCGGAGACCGCAAGGACCAAGAGGGCTGCGGCTGTGGATTTCAAGGTAGTCAGGGCCGCGCGCCTCTGGTTCTTCGTTCTCCGCCACCACTGTACCCGACGGGGCAGGGGTGTCAGGTCATCGGCCATGGTCGGGGCTCCTCAGTAGGTGATGGACCGGATGCGGGGGCGGGTCTTCAGATCGAGGAAGGCGACCATGTAGCGCATGGCGTCCATGCCGTGGTCGTCCGCCTTGACCGGCTGCTCCTTCGGGGGCTTGCCGTTGCTCTGGGCGATCACGGTACCCCGGTCCCAGATGTAGCCGACGACCTCATCGAGGGTGCAGGTCGGCTTTTTGCGGTCGGCGAGCTCCTTGTCCCGCTCGACGATGGCGTCCTGACACAGGTACAGGCGCGGCTTGCCGTCGGCTTCGTTCAGCTTCAGCCGCCTCTTCACCGCCTGGATGCCGTCCTCGACGGACTTCTTCGCGGCGATGGTCGACATCCCGAGTTCCCGCTCCAGAACGGCCCGGCCCTCGGCGTCGTGGTCGCAGATGATCGCCCGGGGGCGCGGCTCCTTGCGGAGGTTCATCGCCTCCTTGATCTTCGGCGCCATCTGGTCGACGGTCGTCTTGGTGGCATAAAGCTCCTTGTAGAGGTAGAGCCGCCCATCCTCATCCTCCGCCCAGAACTGCACGACCATCGGGTTGGTGTAGCCGAAGTCGACGGTGATGTACCGGGTCCAGGAGATCGGCGGGCACAGGATCCGCTTGTGCAGGTTGACGCTCGGGTCCCACTCCTCGAAGACGAGGCCCTCGGCGGCGCACCAGACCCCTTTGCGGAGCCGCATGTACCGGACGCCGGTCAGGGCGTCCAGCTTGCCCATGTACGACGCCCCCTCCTTGGTCAGCTTCATCGTCTTCTGGTCGAAGAGGACCGGGTTGTCCTCGTGCCGGGAGCGGATCATGTTGGTCTTACCGGTGTCGCAGCGGATCTTCAGCCAGTGCGTCGGGACGTCCGGGTTGGCGTCGGCCATCAGTTGCTGGAAAGAAACCTTCCCGTTACGCAGGCGAGTTGTGATCGCCTCCCAGTCGTTCTCGGTGAGCTCCGTCGCCTCCTGGACGTAGACGCAGTCGTACTCCGAAGACATGATCTTCATGGACTTGTCCATGCCGCCCACGGTGATCGTCGACCCGTTCTTGTAGCGGTAGCAGGCCGCCTCCTTCGCCGAGCCGCCGAACCAGCGGACCTCGCTGTTCGCCAGGTGCTGGGTCGCCACATGCTGTTCGAAGGTGATCAGGGCTGTAGACCCCAGGGAGGCCAGGGTCTTACGGACGATCAACCCACGGAATCCGGGATTCGCCAGGGCCATCGCGTGCAGCTTCTCCAGACAGGCGCGCGACTTCCCCGTACCGGCCGGACCCGCGAAGAGCACCTCGTCCCCCCGATACCTGAACAGCTCAACGCACGTTCCGTAGGGCTGATACCGGTGGACCGTCGCCCCCGGCTTAAGCCTCGCCTGGCGCCGCATCTCCGCGCGCTGGGCGTCACCACGCTGGATCGCCTCGGAAATCAGCGGATCCAGGGCATCCTCCATGGCCGCCGTCACTGAAGGTCGCCCACGTCGATGCCGACGATCTGGTAAGTCACGTTCTCGGTCGACACATTGACCTGCTGGCGGGCGGGCAGCTGGCCCAGCTCCTCGGCCACCGCCTTCAGGATCGACACGAGGACCTCCTGATTGCGGGGAGCGGTGCCGGAAGCCATCTTCTCCGCCGCCGACTGGTACTCCCGGATCCGGTTGATCTTCTGGGCCACCCACACGCCCGCGTACTCGTCCGCGAGATTGTTGCGGACCTCCTCGATCTCCATCGCGTTGCGCTTCTTGAACGCCGAGATCGAAGTCTGGGACACCCCGTACTCCAGCGCCAAGTCCCGGCCCGACTTCTCGCCCAGGGCGAAGTCCCGGATCAGCCTGTGCTTCACCCACCCCCGCTCCAGGTGCCCCTTGCGGGCGACCTGCCCGTCGCTCCGTATGGGCGTCAGCTCCTTCGAGGACTCACTCGCACCGAAAGCGCCAGGCTCCTCCGGCTGCTGAATGCGTACGTCCGCCATTACGGGTATCCCTTTCTGATTTGGGTAGAATAAATCTATGAAGACCGAAACCCGCGAGATCCCGAGCTTCCCCGACTATCGCGCCTCCGCCGACGGCCGAATCTGGTCGACCAAACGCCAAGGTCGCTGGCTGAAGCCCTGCACGTCGCAGGGCTACCCCCGAGTCTCACTCCGGCGAGACGGCCAGACATACGCCCGACCAGTCCACGTCCTGATTGCCGAAGCCTTCCACGGCCCGCGCCCCAACGGGATGCAGGTCTGCCACAACGACGGAGACCCCTCGAATCCGTCGGCAGCCAATCTGCGATACGACACCCCCTCGGGGAACATGCGCGACATGGTGAAACACGGAGCCGGAAACGCAGGTAAAACGCACTGCCCCCAAGGCCACCCGTATGACGAGACGAACACTCGCCACTACCGGACGGGTCGCATTTGCAAGGCGTGCATGAAGGCCCATAACGACGCCCGGCCCCGGAAGTACGCCCGGGACGAAATCGACTGGTCGCAATTCCGCTTGTGAGGTTATGCCTGAAGATGTTACTTTTCATTCGGAACCCTCCTACCTGAATCGGACCGTCCGGGAGCCCGGGATGATCTTGAGGGAGCTTTGCAGCAGCAAATCGGACATATCACCCATATGCATACATAACATGACATACCTACACCAACACACCTATACATCACCATACATACCCATACCATCACCTACTATCACATACCTACTCACACCACCACATACCCACCCATACCATCACATACCACCCTTTGCTTTCCCTTTGCCTTGCCATTACCCACCCATGGGGAAGGGGGCATTACACTGGGGGTATACCAAGAGGGAGCACCGGAAAGGACAGCCCCCACTCACCATCCTCCCCCTCCACAGGGGGTACCAGTAGCAGTACCTCACACCCAGAAGGAGAACGACCATGACCCACACCATCCACAACATCCCGACTCAAACCCTCACCAACATCACCATGGTCGGCCGAACCGTCACCTACCAGGGTGAGCAGTTCAAGTGCTACTCCGTTGAGGGGTACGACTACTACGCCTTCCAGTCCTCCACCGGTGGGGGTGTCACTGCCGACTTCCAGATGCCCTCTGCCGAATGGAAGCGGGAAGGCTGGGCGTTCCTCCTCCCCATGGGGGCCAAGATCGGTGACGGCTTCGGCATCGAGGTCCCCCTCTCGGCGATCAAGAGGGGGGTCAGCCTGGCAAAGCGTGCCATCTAGGTAGGAAGTGCAGTCGATCATCAACTCTCACCTGAGCGTTTGAGGGGAACCCCCGGCTTGTCCGGGGAGTCCTCCCAGCCTCTCATGTGGTTGGACATGGTTACAACAGAGGGAGTGTGAATCATGGACTACAGCAAGATCACCGCCGACTCTCGGGTCGGTCGGGAGATCGGTCAGCTGTACGTCGACGCGTCACCGGTGATCACGACGGAAGTCAGGGCCGCTTACAGCGACTTGGCTTTTCAGGTGGA